AGCCCCGCCAGCCCCACCGCGAGGGCCAGCCCCACCACTGCCGCCACCACCAGCAATTAGGTACTGCACAGCAATGCGAGACGGCCAAATTGCCGACGACAGCGCAGCACCTCGCAGCGATGTCCCGCTAGTCAGTCGCCTGCTCATGTGATCTCCACTCCAAACGCGCCGAACGACAGAGTGGATGAGCTTGCGTAGACGCTGATCACATCTGTTGCAGCGAGAGTTATCCCGAGAGTGAGAGTGATTGTGTCGTTGGCCGGAATCGCCGAGTCGTACACCAGATAGTGCTGCGCCGCCACCGTCGCACCCGCAGGCCGAATGGCGACTCTATACGTTGCTGACGTTGCGGCTTGGTTGCATATCGACAATGTCGAAACGATGGTGCTGGTAGACGCCGCCACCGTGTACAGCGTCGTCAGCGTCGTAGCTGATGGGTTGAGTTGTCCAAGAACCTTATGTGTCTGTGGCATCTCAGCCTCCCATCAATAGAAACGGATGAATCGGGATGAAATCTAGGCGGGCCTGCAAGAGCGTCCCGCTTGTGATGTCGCTTGCCGCGTGCGAGTGGCTTGTCGCAGCCGCACCAATGGCTGCGGGAGTAATCGGATCGCCGCCGCTTGAACCGTGCGACGACGCATGCGCTGCGACGTTGGTTGTCAACTCCCACGCATAGCCGCTCCATGTGTATGTGCGGCCATTTTGAACGGATAGTTGACCGACTGTCGGTGATGCTGGGAGGGAGAGTGCCATGGTTAAAAGCTAGTGAACTCCTCTGCCGGGACGGTGACGGTTTCGTTGTCTGTCACTGCAACGACTCCCACAATGAGATGTCTGCCGCGTAGATTTCACGCACGCGAGCCTCCTGCTCTGGCGTGAGGATCGGCTTGTCGGCCTCGTTTGTGGCGTCCTCCAACGGCAGCGGCGTCGGCAGGCCAAGCCATTCGGCAGCAGCGTCAAATTGATCCTCAAAACGAAAGTGGCGAGCAAACTCACCTTGCGGCAGTGGTCTGTATAGTGGGCCGCTGAGATGCTCCTCTAAGGCCCGAGACGGCATGTGCGCGCATGCCGATCGAAAGCGTTCGATTGGATTTCTGACAATTATCCCAAGACCTTTCTGATCAACAAAAATCTCAGTTGGCAATACGCTGGCTGGGTGTGCATTTTCTGGCACCTCAATAGAGGGATACCAAGCCGCGACGGCTGCGCGTGCAAGCGAATGACTCCCGCTCCTAGGCGTTAGCAGGATTGCATTTCCGTTAATTGGTGATCGAACAATGTCGCTCAAGGCAACCTCACTCCTAAGAGAAATACAGAACCACAGCACCAGCACCAGCAACGGGACTATTTGGGTCTGTTCCGCAGCCTGCGCCATATCCGCCGTTGGCTGTTATCGTTCTCGGGTCGTACTTACTGCGACCGCCAGACCCAAACGCTGGCGTTGCTCCGCAGTCCTCCGTTGTTTTCCCACCAGCGAGAGCGACTGCTGCTTTTAGTCCAGACACATCTGTCATCTGGACTCTGCCACATGATGCCGTCGTTCCGTTGCCACCCACGGCCCCGCCGCGATTGTTTTGACCGGCTCCACCGTTCGCACCGCCATCACCTCCTGAGTAACTTCCACCAGCACTGAACGCAGAAGCACCCAATCCTCTGATTGTCACGCCGCCATATGTAACAGTTGTGTCAGTATGAACGCTCCCTGTGGTTGTCGGAGCAGGCCCAGTGCTGTAACCGACCGTTGCTCCGCCAGAAACTGACCACGTTTTGTAGGCAACACCGCCAGCGTTCTGGTATATGTTGCCCGCCCCCACCGCCCACGCCTTCATCGTTGTCGCTCCGCTTGGCACCGTGTAACTGGTGCCGCTGGTGAGCAGAACGGCCATCGCCGCAAAGCTGGCCGGTGTGACGCTGGAACTTGCCGACGAATATGGCCCCGTTCCCAAAGATGTAACGGCAGCAACTCTGAATATGTAGCTTGTCCCAGAAGTCAAACCCGTCACTGTCGCGCTGGCCGAGGACGACGCGGAGTGCGAGAACGTAGACCAATTACTTCCGCTATCGCTGGAATACTGCACAATGTAATCAGTGACCTCATACCCGCCGTTGGATGCTGGTGCAGTCCAAGTCAACGCGACGCTGCCAGAAGAATTGCTTCCCGTCACGCCCGTAGGCGCACCGGGGAGCGCAGGCCAGACGCCTGAACGCTTGTATGCCTCTGCCTCGCGGGGCGTCCAAATGCCGCTCGCCGCCGACTGCGTTGGCGTGACGCTTGCGCCGATAATCCCGCCGCGTGGACGCATTAGGAGAGTTCCTTCCAGCTTGCGTTCACTTTGAGCTTTGACGCCGTGCCCGCCGTGACATAAATGCTCTGAGCCTCAAGCAGAGATATGCCCTGCGCCTTATCCACAACGATTAAGGCCGCGTTCGCGGGTACGCTGACCGTAGAGGCCAATTCGTATGCCGTGCCCGAGTTGTCGGCGGTTCGATAGAGCGTCACAGTCACTGTCACGGCGTTAGAAGTATCGATGTTTGCCACAGTGATTCCGTCAAGCAAGAAAACCTTGCCAGATGAAGCCGCGTTGCTGACAAGCTGAGTCGCAGCTGTCGCCGTCAAGGACAAGGAAGCGTTGTTGTAATAGACGTTCTGAGCCGTCCCTGCATTTGGATTTGCCATATCACTAAACTCCAAAAACGATTGAGCGAATGACAGGGTTCATCCCAGTCACACCACCGAGAGGGCCAATCTCTATGTAAGCCGCACCCGTCCAGCGATAGACTCGCCCCGTGTCAGTCGCAATCACCAACTGAGCCGCACTGCCAGTGGCAGGGAAATTTGCAGTCGTTGCGTACTCGTAGATTTCAGTTGCGCCACCACTTCCGGTAGCCAGTGCCGTCACAACGCCAGACGAGTTCCGATAGAACAGCTTGCCATCGGCCTCGTTGATTGCGATCTGCCCAGTGGACAGCGAGGACGGCGTGTTACCGGCGGTAGTAGATCGAAGTATCCTGACAGTTGCCAACTAAAATGAACCCCCATCGATATCAGAACTGGGCGCGAGATAATCGGTTCCGGCAACTGCCGCCGAATACGCGGAGCCGTTTCCTTTGAGAAGGCCAGAGACAGCCGATGTCAGTCCCGTCCCGCCATAGCCAACTGCTACAGCCGTACCCTGCCAGACACCCGTGGAAAGCGTCCCTACGCTTGTCAGGCTGGACGCTGTCACGCCGGACCCGAGAGTGGTAGCCGACAGAACATTCGTACCGGCGATCTTGTAGGTCTTCCCGGTGAGGATGTTGAAGTTCTCGCTGCTCGTCCAAGAAGATGAGGCAGAAACCCAATTCAGCGTGTAGTCCGCGGTGCCGTGCAACGTGATGCCGCCACCGTCTGCCGCAGCATCGGTTGTCGAACCCTTGGCCAGTTCGATGTTTTTATCGGCTACGGAGATGGTGGTTGACGAGATGGTGGTTGTGGTTCCGTTGACCACAAGGTTGCCGCCGACAGTCACGTTGCCGCTAAATGAAGCGCCCGAGAGCAGGGCATAGTTCGCCAGTTGCGTCGATACCGCAGAAGCCACGCCGGACGAGATTGAACTGTCTACATAGGAGGTGGTCGCAAACGCGCCCGAACCACCAATGGCGATGATGCTAGTAGCCGTGCCGCCCGCGCCGCCGGTGCCGGTTCCATAGTACAACACGTTTGACTGCTCATTGAAGCAGAGTTCCGCGTTGGCCAGACTGCTTGGGGCACCAGCGCCGCCGCCGCTTGCCCGCCGTTTGATACGAAGTGTTGCCATTTAAAAATTACCCCCGTCTAAAAGTTGTGTCTCCGAATAATTGCGCCACTTACCGTTTGACCAGCGCAGCACATCCCCCGTCTTTATGTCGGTCATCTCCACATCACTGGAGGATGGAAGAGAGAACCGCAAAGAATTCAGTAGGTACGGCAGGTTGCTCCACCTCGTTACGCCGTCACCAATTTTGATTGCACCCGAGCCAAAGGCGGGATCGGAGTAGCTGAACGTGTCCGTGGATGTTTCCGTACCGGACGGCACATCACGCTCATAGCCAATCTCTCCTGCCTCTAGGATTGGATTTGCAGCCGCCCACTCTGCGGCGGTTCCACGCCGAAACTGGACGAGCTTGTAGCTCACACATCCCTCCCTTTGACGCGGTAGGCATGCTTCTCAATGACCTTCTCTCGCAGATCCGCAGTCTTCGCAGACGGGTTGAGCTTCTTGGCCTTGGCTACTTCCTCCCGCACAATCGACTCACTGATCAGCTTGCGCTTGGGGGCATCCACGCCCGGGTCGTAGTTCACAGTTCCGCTCACGGCTAGGCGGCGCTTGTGGGCGACTTTGAGGATGTCGTCATTGTTGGACACCCAGGCTTCGGGATCACGCCAGCCGCGGTTGTCGGCAATGCCGCCGACATAGTGCTTGCCCGAGATGTTGATGCCTGCCCGCTTAGCCTCCGCGGCCACGTACCTTGCCTGCCGGACGGGCATGCCGTCCAGCTGCTGGTTGTTCATGCGGCCCTCCATGAACGCACGGTCGGTGCCGGACGTTCCAGGTGGAGTCTGCGTTGCGACCATAGCGGCCCACTTCTCGCCGTATGGCAGGGCACGCTTGTAGGCGGCGACGGCTTCGGGACCGGCGCGTTTAACTTCAACTGGGATTTGCATTGGGCGGTCCTGGGGGTGGGCCTTGCGGGGGACCAGGCGGCGGGCCTGGAGGAGGGGGTGGGGGAGGCGGCACCATGTACCGTGCGACATCCACGTTCATCGCCTTGCCCCAGTCTTCCAAGAGCGAGTTGAACAGTTCTGGGCGACCGGCTTGCAGCAAGCCCTGACTGATCGGTGCAAGGATCTGCATCGCATTGGTGATGTTCTCAATGCGGGTGGCGTTGTTGGGCTTCTTCACAGACCCAGCCTCAACGCGGTACGAATACTCGCGCACCACAGACTCTGGGTCTTCGCCCTGAACGTGCATCTGCCACGCCTGTGCAGCCATCGGCCCCAAGAGAGGCGCAACGTCCTGCGGGCCAATCAACCAGCGAGCAAGGAGAGCTTCCTTGCGTGCGACAAGAGACAGAGCGTCTTCCAAAATATTTGCATAGTCATCCGGCCTGACCGAAATTTGCTCAGCCTTCACCTGCGCTTCTGCAGCTGACCGGAACTGATTGCGGGTCATGCCATAAATTAGCTCTGTCAAACCGACGCGCCTGTCAAACAGCGCGGTGACCTCGGAGATAATCTGATACATGTCCGATGTGACACCAGGCATCTGGAAGACAGAGATCACATCGTTGACCGACCGGCCGATGGCTTCAGAAATCTCTACGATCTTAAAGCCACCCTCGTCCTTCTCCAAAATCTTGGCTTTTATATCTGGGTCGGCTGACTTCGCTACACCAATCAGCACCTGCGAACTGGTCGCAATGCGCGTGGCGAGGAAACTCATTGCCCAGTTAATAAATCGAAGCTCTCCGATACCTGGGCGAATGATGCTGATAGGCCAGCTGTACCCGGGCTTGCCGTGCCACACCAGCGGAGTGAACGGCCAGCCATTCGGTTCTGCCCAGAAAGGGATAGGCCACTGCGCCGCCATAAACATCGACTGCGGGACACCCGTCTCGTCCACTTCTTCCTGCAGCATCTGCTCTGGCATGTTCAACGGGAAGTCAATGCCATCCGCCACAACGATGTAGCAGTTTGGGCCAAACGCATCGAACTTGCCGCGGAGGTCTTTGTCGGCGTTCTTGAGCCGGTCACCAAACCCCGTCTTGGAATAGATTTCCCAATAGACGATGAGGTCGTTGGTCTTCCCCATCTTCTTCTTGTACTCAAACCCGCGCTCGTTGTTGTCGCCGCGAGACGAGTAGCTTTCCATGTGACCCTTCAGATCATCACGGGACAGACCAAACTTTGCGGCTACCTCATCCAACGGCTGGACGCGCTTGCGAGCGGCCCAGCGAATGTCTTCAAACTCGTCCGCATCGGGATCCCAGACGAGGTTGTCGATAGAGTCGTAGAAGCTCCCAGCCATCTTCAGCTGCGATCCAGGCGGCGAATAAAGCTCATGCCACCAGACACCAGCGCCCTTAATGAACGCTTCCTCAACCACCTTCCGAGAATGCTTCTTCAGGTCTAGCTCGTTGGGCGTGTAGTTCAGATAGTCTTCTAGGAGCCGGGAGACGAGCTTACGCCGCTCCAGAAGCATCTGCTGATTCTGCAAGCCCTGCTGGTACATCTGCATGCCCGGGTCTGGCATCATCACCGGCTGGCCATCCGGTCCAATGATCGGCTGACCGTCCGGCCCCATTGCCGGTACGGGGGGCTGGGGCTGGATGCCAAGGAGCGCAGGCCCAATGATCGGGTACTCCTTGGGGGTCACCGCGCGGTTTGGGTTCCGGTGGTGGATGACCGCGGTAAAGAGACGCACGGCCTCCCACACGCGGTTGACCTGCATGCGGAACGCCGGGGGTGTCATGCCCTTGTTGTAGCCCCGCTCCCCGCGGGCATACCCATCTTTCCACATGAAATCCGGGTCGCCCGCAAAGAAGTTCATCGCCTCGTCAGCGTCCTCTGTGAACGGACGCTTGTGGGCAGTCGCCTGCTTAATGCACTCTAACCAGCGCGACACTATCGGACGAAGCGGTTTATCCATGGAGACTCCTATTAGCTAGTGTCCCTACTTGCCCCGGCGGGCTTCCAAGTCGGCCACCTTGCGCTCAAGAAGTGCCACTTTTTCCGCCAAGATCGCATTCTTCTGGGGCTTGTGTTCCCAGAATCCATAGTCCTTCCACGCCGGGAACTCAGCTACGCCAGGGTCCGTAACGTGGTGGACGCTCTGCTTTTCGGTCCCACCGTACCCGGGGGCCAAGGCCCACATGGTCAGGGTCCGCTGGGAGACTTTGGTCACCAGCGCCGGGACGGGGTCGGCACCCTCATGGGCGCGGAAGAACACCCAGTCACCAAGCTCCGCTGTCGGCATCGCGTAATCGCTCATTGTCGTCTACTCCCCATTGGCCCGAGAACTATGCAGTTGTCTTCGGACGACTGCTGCCTGCGGCGTTTCTCCGCGAGGTAACGCACCCACCATGGATCGGGGCCATAGGTCTTTGGTGGTGCGTGGTATTTGGGTTCGTAGGCGCAGAGGTACTCCACGCTCTGAATGGCGTGGACTTCCCCGCGGCTCTGCGGCTCATCGGTCACATAGATTTGACCGTTGACGCTCGTTGTCTTCTTGCGGTAGCGGCGGATCTCGCGCATGAGATTCGGACACGCACCGTCCAGAAACTTCAGCTTGGTCGTCCCGTCGCCCCGGATGTGCATCATCTGCCGGACGAGGGCGGTGCGGGCCGGGATGTCGTCTGAGCCTGGGATGAATCCGTACCCGCTCATCTGCGACTTAATGCCGCGCTTCTTCAGTTCTTCGGAGTACAGTTCATGGGGAAGCCGACCAGACCCTAAGTCTCTGAGCATGCCGCCGTGCATGTCGATGATGAACGTCCGGTAGCTCTGGCCATCGGCCTTCTGGGCGAACTGGTCGCCAAAGATCAGCGCATTGGCTTGGCGGATATACAACTCGTCGTAGATGAGAAGGAACTTTTCATCTGGGGGAACCGCTCCAAACACGCACGCAAGGACCGTGTGGCCAGGATCGATTGCAACATAGCGCGTCCAGTCGGCCGGAACCCGTCCATCGGGTAGATCCTCTCGCCGCAGAACATGCACACCAGGATTGAACGACGGGTACATGAGCGTGCTTTCCGTGGTGAACTCGCCCTCCGCTCGCATGCGAAGCTCGTCCATCCCCAGGGCAGACCACCGCTCAATGTTTTTGGCTTTCTCTTCCTTGTCGATGTGGTCGTTATCCAAGAAGCGCAGGGTGAACTTCTTAATAATGGAGTTCTCACGCCCCTCTTCCTCTGCCTTGTCCGCACGTTCACACAATCCCAGCAACGCATCGTTTTTACTATGCGGCATAGCCGACCAAACAAACCGGCCTTTGCGGTCTGCAAGCCGCGCCTGCATCTCGCCGACCCACCGTTCATTATTAATATCCTCATCAATGTGAACTAAGTCGGCCTGAAAACCTTGGGGCGGTTCGCCTTCTGACGAGAAGCAATTGATAGTCCACCCATTGGTAAGCTCTGCCTTGTTTAGGTAGCCTGCGTTTTTCAATACCCAACTCATCTCTTTGACCATGCGAGGCGGGATGAGGGGCGGTGCTGGTTTTGCTTTGGAGGGGTCGTCCGCCCCGGGCTTAAAGGCCCGCCACTGATTCGTCGTCTCGTCTTTGATCATTTTGAAGGCACCGGCACGGAACAGCATTGGCACAACCACAAGGCCGATGTGGGGCCAGTTCCTGCCGATGATCACTAGGTTCCCGCCCTCCTTCGGATATTTCCCGTACGGGTCTTGTCCTGTGGCCGCGCGAGCGTCCTCTATGAAACTTGCGGCGCTCTTGCCTGACCGATTGCCGCCGATCAGCAGGCGTTCGCTCGCCATGCACTTGTGGAACTCCTCCTGCTTGGGCATCGGGACATAAAGCCGCAGGGCTTCGATCCGGCGTTCCGCAAGCTCCAACTGCACATCGCGCAGCTGATTGAGCGCGTGCTGCGTGATGCCTTGGACGGCCGGTTCTTCAGGTGGCGGCGGTGGGGGGATCTGTGGGTGCTTTTTCATATTCTCCGCACCAATCAGTCTGGTCGGTGATCGGGTGCGTGTCCTCCTCCACAGTCACCTGCGGAGGGTATCTCCTGCACCGGCCCCACGTTGCCACTGTCGGATCCCACCACCGGCACGTTTGACACTCCATGCTGCATCTCCTTCAAAGGAATTCCTTGGATCGTAATTGTTGTGGCCGCTTCCATGATCCGCTGGCGAAGCTCGTCCTCTAGCTCCTCTTCGCTCCAGGCCGTGAGGGGTTTCTTGGCACCACCCATTGCTGTGTTGGCAGAGACGAGGCGCACAACGGTGTCCAGCATCTTGGTGCGAAACGCGCCGCCGGAAGGGGAGTCGAACAGCTGCTTCATGTATGCGTTCGCGAAACCTCGCACCCCGCCGAAGTATTCCATCAGAACCTCTAAGAGTTCCGATGAGTGGGGGATGTTGGCTCCTCCGATCCTTGCGGAGGCTACGAACAGATCGACCGCGCCCTTCTCAATCTCGGCGAGCTTCTTGTTGGTCTTCTTCTTGCGGGCCTTCTTCTCATGGGCGTTGCGGCATCGGCGGCAGCGCGCATGGAACCCGTCCTTCGACTTGTGCCAGTTTGCGGGTGTCAACTCATAAGAGGTGCCGCACTGGATGCAGGCTTTGTACTCAGCCAGGTTTCACACTCCACTTTGGCCGAAGATCCATCAGCTTCACACTGTGGTCGTAGTTGGCCTGCCAGCACTGCTTGAGCTTGGCGCTGATGTCCACGGCCTGGACGATCTGGGGCTTGCCAACGCACTTGGGCTTCCAGTGACCGGCCCACGCATCCCAGTTGCAGAACACAGGGTTGTAGCCCAGCTTCTGCGTCCCGGCGAGAGACAGGTCGCGGGTCATCGTCACATCTTCTGTGGATGACTTCTCCGACTGATACTTGTCGGGGTATTCGTAATAAAACCAAGGGTTGTCGCTGGAGTCCTTCGGCTCAGTCACCTCAAACGCCCGCATGTCGTACATGATCAGTCCGGTGGGGAGGGCAGCGCACTCTTGGATGCCAGCCATCTTGGCCCCGGTGTCACGGTCGTACATCTCCAGCTTAAAGTCTGGGTTGGCGTTGGCCGACTGGTGGGCCTGCCAGCGGAACACGTAGACGTTCTCATGGGGCGGCGGGCCGCAATAGGGCGCGCCGATGACCACCGGACCCTTGGGGTAATGCTCCACCAAGAAGTCGAAGGAGGAAGACAGGAACGGCTTTGCGTCCGGCTGGCCCGAGTACATGTCAGGCTTCATGTCGGAATCAATCATCACCAAGACATCCACGCCATACTCGCGGGCCATCAGCACGGCCCGATTGCGAGTCATGGTGATCGGCGTGTCTGAGAGATTCCAGACTTGGATTCGGGCTACGCGCGGATCCTGAGACAGGCCGGTTGTGGCCGGAAGCATCCACTCCCGAATGTCCGGGTGTTCCGAAGAGATGCCGCCATTCCCGCCATAGGAGAACGTGCAGAAACCGATAGTGAACTTCTGTTGCATTTCACACCCCGGGGTAGGTGTACAAGTCTACAGTATTACGACGCGCGTGTCAACGAGCGCGCCACGGCATTGGCGTGCGGGTGTAAGCTCCGCGCTTGGAGGGCGGCGCTTCACTGCGCGGTTGTTGGACGGGAGCCTGCTGGTACTGGCTGGGATTCTGCTTGGCTCTATTGAGATCACTGAAATACTTGCGAACGCCAGCCACGTTTTCTGGAGTGCCCTGTCCTGTGCCCCGAAGATCCATCACGGCCGACCGCTCTTGCTCACGGGCGCGGTCGGCTCTGTAGTCCGCTTGCGTCTTGTTGGGGTTGACCGCCTTGCCAGTTTCCAAGTCGTAATCAACGATGGGCCTCATGTTGGTGTAGTCTTGCTTTGGTCGCAGGTTGGGGTGCTGGCGATACAAGTCTTCCTGCGTCGGTTCGCTGCGAGGCAACGAGATGTTGTTCTTGGCGCGATATTCCTCTGCCCTCTTCTGGCTGTCCAGCTGCGATTTGATTGGGTCAACCGGAGGCAGCGAAGGATTCTGTTGCGTCGGGTTGTAGGTTGTTCCCTGAGAAGGGCTTGGCTTGGGCTGCGCGGCACCCGGGGTGACCCAGCTTGGGGCCGGGGAGGGGGGGTTGGCGTATTGGGGCGTACCACCAGGATTAAACGGCTGCGGAAGCGGAATTGGGGATTCGGGTCGGGTCCACGCGCTGCCGGTGGACTGCAGCGCGGGCTGGCCCTGACTGGACGTGTTAATCACTGGCGGCTGACCGCCCACCCCAAAGGACGGCATAAATGGCCCTGACGGTGGACGCTGCGATTCGCTTTGAGGCGGGCTGGCGGTTGACCGCGCAGCGGTCTGATTCGGATTGGAAGTGTTCTGCACTGGAGGCTGGCCACCAACTCCGAAAGACGGTGTGTTGGCCTGCGGGCCGAACGGGTTCTGCCATTGAGTGCCGGTCGCAAACTGGCTCGCCCCACCCATGGCGCGCTGAACATCGGGGTTCTGTTGGCCGAATGGGTTGTAGAACGTGCCGTTGGCAAGTTGGTCGTTTGCCTGCCCAAGCAATTGGTTGGGGTCAAAGGCAACCGGACCAGTCAGCTGGCCGCCTGTGTACTGATTCAGCCGGTCGGAGAGGTTACCGACAAACGCTTCACGCTGAGCCAAGGAATCCTGCCACTGCATGGGGTTCCCGCCAACGCCTGTTGCAGAAGCCTGGATCGGGCCTGGGCGCTGGTCGATGGCGTTATAGGCCATGTTGCCGTCCCAACTTTGTCCACCAGTGGGCTGGCCGTATTGCCCAGTTGTCGGGTTGTAGCCCTGCGTGGAGTATGAACCAGGCATCGTCCAAGACTGAGCCTGCGTGTTGCCGCCGTACTGGTTAGACGCTTGGTTGTACGCCTGACCCCAGATTTGATTCGACGGCACCTGACCCGAGAGGTCGTTTGTTCGCGCATTTTTCGGAGGAGTGCGCGGCCCTGTGTAGGGCTGGTACGACGACATGTCAGGAGCCTTGTACGGCGAAGCCTGCTGCTGCGGCGCTGTCTGTTGCTGATACGGAGGTTGCTGGGAGGTCGGGTTTGGTTTGGCAAGATAGTCGTTTGCCATCAGCGATCCCCCTGTTGAACTGTCAGGCCGTCCGTACCAACGCCCGTTCCGTAGTACATGCGGAGCCGGTCAGCGTCTTCCTGCGGCAGCGATTTGATCTCAGCGATCAGCTGCCGCAAGAAGTCCAGGTTCTGTATTGCTGGTGGTTGATCCATCTAGAAAACGGGGCCAGGATGTTTCCACCCTGGCCCCGCCCCCGAAAGCCCGTGAAGGGCAAATTACGAAGCCCGAGTCTTGATCAGCGCGAGAACGGCCGAGCCGGTCGTCGCCCCGGCACTCGCCGCAAACCCGATGACACCGATGCCGTTGTCGTTCGCACCAGCCGTGCTGGACGACAGCGGAGACACCGTCACGCGGCCCGCCGTCGTCGCACCGCTGGTAGCGGCGGTGACAACCGACAAGCGGTCACGGACGGCAACGTCCGAACCGGAGAGCGCCACCGACACTTCGGTCGGGCCGTCCACGGTCACCCAGAACACATCGTTGCTGGCAACGCCCGCGGCAGGGAGGAACTCGTCCACCACACCAACGAGCGAATCGTTGGTAACCGCAGCGTAGCCGTCAGCCGCACCGAACAGAGCCGTGCCACTGCCTGCCAGACGCACAACCCGCTTGGGCAGCAGGGCCGCACCGGAGGTGTTACGGACAGCGATGCAGACCTTGCGACGATTGCTGCGGACCTGGCCGGTGGTGGCGTTCACATCGGTGAACTCCTTCACAGCGCCAACCCAGTTATCGCCATACGAACCAGAAATACCGTACAGACTGTCGTTGGGCGTGGTAACGCCAAGCGTCTGACCAAGACCGAACGGAGGATCAACTTGCAGTCCCATTGTGACTATAGTCCTTTCTCAGGCGAGAGTAAGAAGTTTGAAGAAGTTGCGCGGCGACTTGAACTTCAGGTTGCCGAGGGTGGACACCACGTAGCGGTACTGCTGCGTGATTTCGTCATAGAACGGACCTTCTGAATTCAGCAGCTGGCCTTCCATGCACAGGAGTTCGATATTGCCTACAGACAGGCCGTATCCGACACCTGCAGGAACAGAATTTTCACTGCTGATTTCCACCCCGTCCAGCTCAAAAACATCAGTGAAACCATAGGAGCGGAGGCCGTTTGCGCGGCTGACAATCACTCGCTCCTTGGAGTCCAGCGTGTTCAGGAAGTCGATGAACAGGCGGCGGTCAAGCAACACCATGTCCACTTGATCTTCCTTGCTGTCGTTGCGGCGGGTCTGGTGAATCGCCTCACGCACCGCCTTCACGCAGTTGTCCTTCCACGTTGCCGTCGCACCACCGAAGTAAGTGCTGGTGTAGTTCACCTGGACCGGCGTGAAGAAATCGTACTCCGGGTCCGCGTAGCCGTTGGGCCACACGTTGCCCGAAGCCTGCGAGCCACCGTACGCACCCAGCACAGTCGAAAGACCAGCGTAGGTATCGGTCGGGTAGCAGAACGGGTCGGCCGCATTGGCCGTCCGCTGGGCACCGCTAGTAATGTTAACAGTGCCGTTGCTTCCCATGAAACTTTCGATGCCGTGGAAGCGCAGTTCGTTGCCAGAGGCATAGCCGTCAACAATCCACTCCTTGGCAAGGTACTGTTCCATGCTGGTAAGCAGTCGGCTGGCCATCTTACCAGCGACGTTTACAAGAGCCTGGGCCGAGCGGTTCTCCAGCATCTCCTTTTTGTAAATCGCGTCACTAGCTTGCGCACCCCTGAATTCAAGCTCCGCTCGCTTCCAGAGGTTCTGACGAGCGAAGGTCCGCGGCGTCTCACCATTGTTGCCGGAAGGCGTGTGATTACGGTACTGCAATTCCCAGTCGAAACCCCTGCCTGCCATGTTGGTGCGGATCTGGCCCGAGCCTTCCAGAGCGGCAAACAACTTGTACTTACGAAGCGATGCAATTTCCTCAACGGCGAGGTGGTTTACAATCGTTGTGGCAATAGACCTTGCCCAGTCAGTCGAACTGCTCATCAGATAACTCCATCGTTAACGAGTTGGCTACGCAGCCGGTCCTCAAAACTCATCCGCGAGCGCGGTGCCCGCGGTTCCGTAGTTCCAGCACTTCGATTCGGGGTGCGTGTTGCGCGCTCCCGAAGGAACTGCATGTTCTGTTCTGCCACTGGATCTGCCGGGGGAGCAGGAGGGGCGGGGGGTGCAGGCGGGGCATAGCCTTGCTGGGGCATCTGCTGCATCTGCTGGTAGCGCATGTTCAGGAGATCCCTCTGGAGCATGCCGGTCGCATACTTCCAGCGAGACTCTGCGGACTGGATGCCCAGTTCCTGCGCCTGTGCGATGTACTGCGAGATCGCCTGGCCTTCCCGGGTGGGATTGCCAGCTTGGTCGTACAACCAGTCGGCGTTCTGTCGCTCCAAGTCAGAAACGTAGTTCTGGGTCTTGTAGGTGTTAAGATGGTTCTGAACCATCTCCTGCGCCTTCTGGATTGCGACCTGCTCAACGAAGGGCTTCAGCGTGTTCTCTGGATCAGTGACCAGCTTGCGGGCGAAGTCCGCGGTGTAGCTCTGGTATTCCCTGAGAGCCTGCTGGGCCTCATACGGAGCGTCGGGGGCGATGACTTCCTTGCCCGTGGCGGGATCTCTGACGATGAAGCTCCTCCAGGTGTCTTTGACCTGGGGAGGGTTCCACCACTTCGGAGCTTCCGGTTCCTTGGGCTTGGCAGCTTCGGCCTGAGACTTCTTCCAGTTCTCAAACTCCCGCTGGTTGCGCAGGTACTCTTGGGCGTAGGGAACGACCGATTGGTACTGCTGCAGCTGCCGCTGGGTTTCACCGTAGCCGTTGTAGGCCCGATACAAGTTCTGGGCGATTGAGAGATCGTCCTGACCCTGGAAGTCGGGGAGATGGCGGAACGCAGCGTAGGGGGTATCAAAGCCGGGAGAAGAAGTCTCCGTACCGGCCGAACTCTCGGCTGGAGAGTCATAGCTCGCCGTCTGCTCTGTGACGGGAGCGTCCTGCGTCTGGATGTCTGGTGTTTCTTCTGACATGTAAATCCTTTCGGGGGAAGGGTCTACATAGTCAGTGTCCTATTCCTCGTATTTTGTTACGGGGTAGGGTCATCGACGCATTAGCACTTCGATCAGCGGAGCCTGCTTAGTGCCGCCCACGCGCCTTGGATCTGCGTCAAACACTTGCCGAGCAGCGTCCATCACATCGTCTGCTCTTCCATCAAAATATCTTGGAGACGATGGGAAATTGAAGACGGCGCGGCGGTTAGTGGATCCACGCATTTGCTCTAAGGTCTTCAACAGCATGTCGATGTCCGACTGCGTATTAAGGACATTTGAAGCCATAACAGTGTCGTACTGCTTGGCAAGAGCGTCGTTGCCGACAGCGTTTCGGCCGAAGTCGTATTCGCTTACATCGCCGCCCGCTCGCCGCAACAACTCAGAATGGTCGTATAGGCCCGTGTGCGGGTTGGGTTTGCCAGCGCCGAAGTTGAGGATCGTCTCCCCCGGCCGCAACGTGTCGGCAACATACCGCGGAGTAATGGCCTTGCCGCTCACAGCCCCAAGAGAACGTGCCGAACGGTTGGCGCGCGCGACCGCTTCCAGAACATCGTCTAGTCCCATAAAGGACTAGTGCCCTGCTAGCAACGATTTACTGCGCTCCGTACCCACCCCACGCCGCGCCGCCCATAGCAGCAGAGGCTTTGATGGGGTTGTTGTTTGCCGCGTTGAGAAGCTGCCGAATGGCATGGGTTGCATCATCGGCGCGTGAGGCACCTTTGAGCATGCGGCCCGCCATGCCGATCCCCATGTACGTGCCTGGGTCGGTCAGCACATCCAGAGTCATTGCAGTGCCTGGTTGGGCGTACTTGCGCCAGTCGTCAGGCGAATCCATTGTGCCCGCGGCCAACTGTGGCATCAGCGCAGAGGGAAGTGCCCGCAAAGCCAGACCACCGGCCTGCCCGTAGTTGCCCTTCCCCAGTTCTTGGGCTGAACGGACGAGCGTGTCCCGCGGGCGGCTGGTCATATCCATCACGTACAAGCCAGCATTGTAGGCATCGCTGGCGGCATCGCTGGTGCGAGTCGGTGTGAGGTTGTTTTGCTGGACGGCCATCCGCTGCTCTGGTGTCATGTAGTCCCAGAACGGACCCTTGTTCTTCTCAAAGCTGGCGCGCTGCGCCTCCAAGTCGGCCATCTGCTGCGCAGGAGATCCCTGCCAGTATTCGTAGAAGTTGTCAGCCATTCTTAGCCTTCTCTATCTTGGCCCGATAGCGCACGCAGTCTTCCCGTACTTCGGGGTTCGCACGGGTCCATGCCATTAAGTGTCCGTGGACAAGGTGACAAGGATCCGCACATAGCGTGATAAGATTAGTGGGGTCCAATTCCCGCTTGGGGTCTG